AGGTAGTGATCGTAGGTCGATGCGTCATCGAACATGATCACGTCGCGGATCTCGTTGCCGCCCTGCACCGTGGCTTCGCTGGTCTTCTCCTTGAGAAGGCGGCTGAAGGCGTAGGTGTTCTTGACGGCCTCGTTGATCACCTGATCGGCGCTGGTCAGGTAGGTGGGACCAGTCGCATTCATGAAGTCGTTGAAGGTCTGAATCGGGGTTCCGGCCATTTGTGGCTCACTTTCGTGTCAGTCGCTTGGCTTCGGAAAGGCTTCGCCCTTCAAGCAGTGCTTCCAGAACTGCGTCCTCGGCGTCGGCGGGCGTCGTGGGACGCTCGTTCCTGCCTACGGTCGGTCGTGCTGTCGGCTGTCCTACGCGCCGGGGATCCCGGGCCGGACCTGCAATGTTGGCGAAAGCCTCCTGCGCCAAGTGAATCATGGTTGGGTAGGTACCGGGCTTGCTTCGCCCAAGACGATCCATTTCGGCCAGCACCGCGTTTGAGTCAACCGGGTTCCCGTATTGACCCTGAACGAACGTGATGGCCTGCTCGACTTGGGTTTGCAGCCCACGCAACTGCTGCTCCTGCTGTTGCAGGCGCAACTTTGAGACCTCTTCGGACAGCGCCGTGTAGCGCGGATCCTTGGAGTCCTCGTCCGATCCTGCGTCGTCGTCGTCCGTATCCGGCTTGCCACGCGGGTTGTCGGATTCCTCATCGAAGGATTCCAACTCCTCGTCGCCATCCTTGCGCCCGGACTTCAACTGGGCATTCTCGGCTTCAAGCGCCTTCATCCTCTTGCCGTATCCGTCCACGTCAGTCTGGCGCTTGCCGGCCTTGCCGGCCCACGCCATCAGCGTGTCCTTGGACACGGACTTGAGGATGTCATCAGGCACACCATCGCGCTTGAGAATCTGGTATGCCCGATCGAGATCAGCATCTGGCTTGACCGGAGCAGGTTCCTCCTTCTGCTCCGACTCACCGAACAGTCGATCCAAGACCTCGTCGTCTGCGTCCCTACCAAGGGGTTCGCTCGTCACGGGATCAGCAACAGGCTCTTCCGCCGCTGCCTCGACTGGATTCTCGATCTCTGCCTCGACCTTCGGCTCTTCTGCCTCGGTCACGCCGTCCTTGGGTTCAGCCACGCTGTCCTACTCCTTCGCATACCCGTGCCTCGACATCACCTCACGTTCATGCCTACGAGACATGATCACTGGCTTGCCTTGGCTGTTCGTCGTGCATCCCTCAAGGTTGCGAGGTAGCGACGACGACACATACGGGTACTGGGAGCGGTTCGTGGCTGGGTCGATCTGGTAGTCAGCGACCACCCTCGTCAACACACGGCCATCCACCTCGACGGTTGTGCCAATGCTGGGAGCCTCAGACATCGAGTACATCAACTCGACAGTCTCGCCAGTGGCCTCGTCGATGAAAGGGTACAGGGGCATCAGCGCCGGCCCTCAACTTCAGCAATAATTTCTTGAACCGACCGGGGTTGCGCCCTGCCGGCCTGAGCGCCGCCGGCTGCCTGCTGGGCCTGACCCCGCATCTGCTGGACGGCACGCATGTCGATCATGTCGCCCAGATTGGGCATATTCATCGCGTTGCCGACAACCGACAGCACCTGCTTCCAGTCCACATGCGGGGCAGCCACCACCGCCTGACTGATGTTGCCGATGACCTGAAGCAACTCGACCGACCGGCGCTGGAGCAGACCCTCGCTGACCCGCTCCATGCTGTACGCCTCCACGTCGATGTCGAGGTCGTCAAACACCCCAACCATCGCCATCGCGGAGAAGATCGGCTCCGGCTCGCCCATGATGGAAATCCCGTCCTCGCCGACCGGGAACACCACCTTGTCGTCGTAGAACATGAACCAGCCCACCGACCGCAAGCAACGGTTCACCGACTCCTGAAACTGACGCTTCAGATGGCTGATCCGAAGGCCGCTGGAACTCTCCGCCACCTGCACCTCGGTCGCCGTGGCGTTGCCGCTCACGTTGCCGCGCATGGCGTCGTGGATGCCAGACACCCGGTCCAGACGGTCCTGAGCCATCGCCGCGTACTGGACCTGCTGCGCCGTGATACCGCCCACCTCGATCGTGCGGAGAGCGTCCGGGTCAAGGTTGTCAGCCAGCACCACATACAGATCCTCGCGGTCGCGGATGTCCTGCGCCATCTTGGCGTTGCGTGCGTCCACCGCCAGCAGGCGCTTGTACGCGCTGGCGCTGTACCGCATGTTCCGAAGGTGCATGTTCACGTCGTCGATCTGCGGCATCAGAGCCATGATCGGAGACAGCGGGTACGGATCTTCAGGCACCGTATACACACCGAATACCGTATACGGCCCGGTCCTCGGCCCGTAGTACGGACGCGGCGCACGGGCCATACCCATATTCGCCGGCTTGCCGCTCTCAGCCTGCCCCTTCACCACCGTGTAGATCGTGCCGTTGAACATCGCACGATCCGTCACGGAGTCGATCAACTCCGCAGCCTCGTCGTGCAGTTCAGGCACCCACACCTCGTACACCACCAACTCCTTGCGGTCGGGGATGTTGCGGTCGATGTCGATGTCGTCGCGGACATCGCTGACCCCGGTGTTGGCAGCCACGCGCTCGATCACGTCGATATCCCAAGTCTTGTCAGACTCAGCACTTGCGAGCAGGTCGTCGCGGTCAGCGATCCAGCAGTGGCCCATGTACCGGGCCTCGTCCAAGTGCGTGGCAGCCGGGTCGATGAAGAACCGGTCCGGGCTGATCCGGTACACCCGGGGCAGGTACGGATCCTCGGTCAGGCTCGTCACATATCCCTTGCGCGGCTCGTTCACGGTCAGCGCCACCCCGTAGGCCAGCAGCATGTCCGTCGCAATCCGCTCAAGGGTGTTCCGAATACCCACCATCTTGCACCACCGGTTGATGCCAACCTGCAACACCCCGGCAGCCTCCGACTGGCTGACCGGCCTCGCGCTCTTCACGCGCACAGTCGGGTTGTCATGCACGATCCGGGGCAGCAACAGGGCGATGTACTCAAGGATGAAGTTCTCCGGGTCGTCCATTTGCTCCCGCGACTCGCGGTAGGACGGCCCGTGGAAACGCTCGATCAGGCTCTTCCACTCCACAAGATGAGTGTCGCGGAACGATTCCGCGCTCTCGATCTCGCGCACCAGAGAAGCCAGATCGAACTTCATCATCGCTTCTTCCCCTTCGGTCCACCCTTGCCGCCACCCTTGGCTCCGCCGTAACCGCCGCCCTTCGCGCCGTCACGACCGCCGCTCTTGCCACGACGGCTCGACGCGCATCCACCACTCTTCTTGCCGTACATCACGACTTCCTCCTGCCCTTCACGGGCGCAAACTCTCTGGACTCCTCCACATGCTCACGCGGCATGAGGAGTTTCAACTGGTCAAGCACCGCATCGCGTTCAGCACCAGCGACCTCGTACGTCATGCCGCTCGCCCAGACGACCAAGCGGTCACCACGGTCGTAGATGCGGTCGATCGCATCCACGGGAAAGTAGTTGGCTCCTACGCGAACGATCATCACTTCTTCCGGGGCTTCATCGCTGCTACCTTCATGCCCGAAGCGGTCTTGGCAGTCGCAACCTTGCCAGCCATCTTCTTCACGTCAACATTCGTCTTCTTCTTCATCGCATTCCTTGCGCCGATTCCGTCGGCTTGCGGTCGCCCGTCTTGGGCCGAATCACTCTACAAACGACACGACACGGCCCCGTGCCGCAACATGGATTTAGTTCGCCTCCGTGAAGGTGGCAATCAGCCGCACCCCCTCGTGCTTGGTGTCCGCCATCGTCAACTTCATCCACATGGCACCCTGCGGCTTCGGCGGCTTCCCGGTCTCGATGTGCCACCCGCCATACCCGTCGTTCCACTCCTGCTTGTAGGAGGGGGTGCGGACATGGTGCTGCTCCGTGAGACCAATCCGGTAGTCACCCTTGGTAGTGACCAGCCGCTCCCTCATCAACTTGACGTGCCAGTGATCGTGCGTGTGGCCGCTCACCACCACGTCGGCGTCAGGCAGCCACGACGCCATCCGCCGGGTCGTCAACACCCCGTGGCTCATCGGGCCACCACCCCCACTGCCGTGGAACCAACGCAGCCGCAGGTTCACCTCCGTCGTACCCCACACCCGCGCACGGAACACCACCCACCCGCCGTACCCGCTCGCCATCACGGGGATGCCGCTGATCTGCGACATGGCACCGCACAGGCGCTCCGTCAGGTCCACCTCATGGCGCTTGGTGATCGCAGTCTCATGGTTCCCACGCCCGATGCACGCGAACTGCTTCGCATACGGCGCGTAGAACCGCGCAGCGTCACGCACGATCGCATCGAGGTAGTCCGGGGCGAGCGCATATTCATCTCTAATCTCGCCTTTTGAACTTCTAGGATCCCAACGCCCACCCATGCAGTCGAACAGGTCACCACAGTCCAGCACCGTCGCGTTGCGCTCGACGGCCTCCTCAAGGTGCTTGCGCTCCAAATCCCAGTCCGCGTGGGTCGAATCGTGGTGCCTGTCGCTCGACAGCAACACCCAATGCTCAAACTCCGACGGGCGGACGCCCTCGATCTCCACGACGTGGATGTTCCGGGTCTTGTGGTGGACCTTCCAGTCGTGGGGCATCGTCAAATCTTTCGCATCTCGCGGATGATCATGCAGACCATCAGCAACTGGAAACCGATGATCGCCAGCACCGCAGCAATCACCGCTTGCTCCGCTTCTTCTTCACGGGCGATCGCTCTCAAAGGGCATCAGTAGCCCTTCGTCTTCTTCACGGCCTTGCCAGTCTTCTTCGCGTAGGACGCAGCGGCCTTCTTGCCCTTCGCGGTGTACGGGAACTTCTTCTTTCCGACCTTCGGCATCACTTACCCTTCCAGCCGCGCTTCATGGCGGCGTATGACTTCGCGCTCACGGTTGACTTCGACTTGGGGCGCGAGGTCCCAAGGCGCTTGCGACGGTTGATGTTCGCGACGAGTGAACGCTTTGCCATGTCAGCATCCCCACCTTCGACGGGCAGCCTTGCCACGCTCGCCAGTCCACGAACGACTGCGGGCGCAGAACGACTTGTGGCGCGGGTTGTCCTTGTCCTTCGTCGGTGCCTTGAGGTTGCTACCCGTCGCACGGTTGTGCTTGGCGCGGCCCTTCGCCGTCAACCCAGCACCACGCGACGCGGGCAACTTCTCGCCGCGACCGACACTCAACTTGACCGACTTCTTCGCCATGCAC